TTGTACCATCTTTACTATCATAATATTTATATCCAATTGTATCTGCACAGTCTTCAATAACTTTTAAGCCATGTTGTTTTGCAAAATTATAAATTCTTTCCCAGTTACAAACATTTCCTAATAAGTTCGGAACCATAATTGCAACTGTTTTGCTTGTTAAAGCAGAAGCAATATGTTGTGGATCGGAAATAAATTCAGCATGCTCAACATCTACAAAATAAGGAATAAGTCCACACTGATAAATAGGTGCAACCGTTGTTGCAAATGTTAATGCCGGTGTAATGACTTCACCACCTTTTGATAAGTCTAACGATGCTAATGCGATTAGATTGGCAGACGAACCTGAGTTCACCATTATACCATATTTTTTTCCGAAAATTTTTGCTACTTTAGTTTCAAATTCTTTAACTAATGGACCATCCATTAATGTTAAATGATTTTTTAAAACTTTATTAACTGCATTGATTTCTTCTTTGCCATAAACAGCGTTTGCGTAATATACTTTATTAGCCATGATGGCTTTTATAATTTATTTTATATCTGGATGCAAATTAAAAAACGCCTTTAAATTTTGTGCCTTTAATAGCTGCTCCACCGCCTCTAGCCATACCACCTTTTGAGTAAGTTTTAGCACCTTCGGGTCTCATATAAGTTTCAGGGAATTTTTTTGCAGGGTCAAATTTTTTACCATCAACGATAAACGGATCTCCAACATATGAAATGTTTTTATCACCCATAGCAGCTTCTCTACTTCTTGCTGCATCTTCATATCTTTTTGCTTTTTTAAGCATACGATCTCTTCTTCTTTTTTCATCTAAACCTTTAGGTGGATTTGCACCTTTGGGTCCTAAACCTTTTTTTGTATTTTTCTGTCTATCAATTTTTGGCATTATTTTGTGCTCGCAATTTTATTTTTGTTTATACCTTCTTTTATCACATATTGTTGCGTTCCGTTAGCCCCCACATTAACTTCTTTTCTAAGATCTTTATGTAGTTGTTTTTTCTTGTTTTCTCTAGCAACTTCTTTTAAATGTGATTCTATACTTTTAGTGTCTCTCATATATGTTTTTTATTTTACCTTGTGCTTGGAGTTTTTTCAAATCCCCTTTAGTTAGTTTAGAATAATCAATATGAATCTCCTCATACTGTTGTTTTTTTGGTTTAAATAAATTTTTAATCCATTTCCACATTATGTCCTCACGTTTGTTGGTTTAGGTCCTGCATTACTTACCGATCTCTTTCTGGCAACAGCAGAGGCCTTTTGTGACTTTGTCATCGCTGTGGCTTTTGCAAGTGGTACGCATTTTGGATATTTCCGGTTCGAACCAGTTGCAGATTTTCTGCCACACTCTTGATACTTGCCACCTTTTTTCTTTGCTCCAATATCTACCCATTTTTCTTGAAACCATTTTGTTAGTCCACCTTTTTTCATACCAGGTACACAATTAGGAACCATACGTCCACCTTTAGACTTCATTCCTTTTTGAACATAACCTTCCCAACATGATCCCTTTTTGTTCATTAGAACACACCTTTAAATTTTGTTCCTTTGATTGCAATTCCACCACCTTTTGCTTTTTGTGGTTTTTTAAAAGGTGTGTGGTATTCGTGTCTCATTTCAAATTCTTTATTAGTTTCAGTTGGTTGTCTTACTGCTTTGCCTGTATATGCTCTTAACATTCCAGACTTTTGTAATCTACCCATAGCAGATTCACCACCTGCAGTTACATTTATTCCAACCTTAGCAGAAATAACTTTGTTCTTTTTAAATTTTTTATATTTCATATATTCTGATGGTGGTACTTCTGGAGTGTTACCACCTTGTACAGGACCTGTAGTTTTTTTACCTTTAACATTTGTTTTTTGTTCATCAAAGTAACCACCTTTATTCATGCCTAATTCTTTTTTCATTTCTTCTAACCTTTGTTGTTTTGTTTTTTTATCTTTTTTAGCTTTATCAAAAACAGTTTCTTTTTTTTTAATTTCTTCTTTCTTTTCATCTTTTTTCTTAAATAAACCACCTAAAAAAGCTTTCTTTGGTCCCCAATCTTTTCTTTTTTTACCTGATGGGTCTTTTATTTTACCTGCACATATTTTAGATGCATAAGCATTAGCATATGCACTTGGATAAACTTTAAATTTTCTTTTAGCTGCAGCTTTACCTCTAGCACATAGTTTAGTCATTACTTCCAACCTTTCTTAGCAAGTTTTGGTTTACCTTGTCTAAGCATTCCACCTTTTTTTAATCCTACAGAATAATTAAAAACGCCATCAACAACCGTTGGTTTTTTGTAAGGAGAAGTTTCTGTTTTTATTTGTTCAATTGGTGTTACTGGAATAGGTAAAATTGGTTTTTGCGGACCATCTCTATTTGGTTCTGTTTCAGATCTTCTTCCAAATCCCGCATCTTTTAAATAATCTTTACCAGTTGGTGAATTAGGTTGTAAAACTTTACCAGTAGTTTTATAAACGTCTCTATACAGTCCTTGTTTTTTAGCAAATTTTTGTCTTCCTTTATAATTTTGTTTAGCTGCAAAATTTACTAGAGGACCTGCAAAAGGAATAACCTGACTTAATGCTATACTCTGTGCAGTGCTTAAAGGTTTCTTAAAAGGAACATCCTTAACTACTGGTCCTATTTTACTTTTTCCACCAAAATTTTGACTTTGTGTGGATTTGGCATAATCAACTTTACTCATTCCACGTTGTTGATAATCTCTATCTCTTCCTCCGCCACCTCCTGATGATTTAGATCCTCCACCAAAATCACTTCTTGATGCATCCATACCACCTCTAGCTTTTACAACTTTTTTTAGTTTACCAGAATTCTCCATAGCATAGAAAACTTTTTCACCTTTTTTCTTGCCATATTGTTTGGTCATGGCTTTTTTAATTTTTTTACCTTTTTTATTTAATGGCATTATTTCCTCTTAATTAAATCTGTTGCTTTAAGTCCGTAAACGCTCGCTATGACACCCACGAAAATTGTCTGATACCAAAATGGAAGTTGTGAAAAATATTCAAAGAATAATTTCATTTTATCCATGGCACTTGGGTCATCTGAGAATACTGCCCACGCAAGAAGTACAATTGGAGCTGAGAGCAATAATAAAATGAATTCGTCTTTCCAGTCCGATTGTCTTGCCTCTAATAATTTACCTTGATACTCTGCTTGTCCGTTAGCCATCTTTTCAGCATGATGCATTTGTGCATCAGACATTAACATCTTCGTCTTCTGACGGTTCTGATAAATATGAGAACCGGCTTTAACGGCTAGAGATATCGCTTTTAACCACATGGTATTTCTCCTGTCTTCTTGTACCCATATATTCTATCATTTTATCGATACAATCGTAAGCCCTATCGCCTACACAACGCCATCTCCATAGTTGTCTGAATCTTTCTTCTTTTTTCTTGGTTTTGAAAACAACACCACCAAACATATCTTGAAATCTTAGTATGATATCTTCATCACCCATCTCGATAGTAGCCGCAAAGGCCTTTTTCTTACCTACACCTTTAGACCAAATACCAAAACTACCTTCACCATCAAATAAACCTGATAGCCAAATAATTTTACTTTTTTTTGAGAGCTTGTCGTAGGAGTCTTTTAGCACGATTGAGTTCTATCCCTTGTGGATTAGGCCCTTTTTTAGGTGGAGGACCATATTTTACACCTCCGCTCAATCCTTTCCCCTTATTTTTTCGAGTTGATCTTTTGTCTTGCAACTTCTAACCTCTCATCTGATTGATTTGACTGCTCCATAAGCTTGTCATACTGAAAATCTAGTTTTGCTGCTTCTTGCATCGCATCCATTTCAGCTTTCATCATTGCTTCTTTCTCTTTACGTTGTAAATCCATTGCTCTTAGATCAATTTCTTGTTGTTTTAGTCTAACTAACGGATCTTGCTTGCCTGCTTGCGCTTGCATTTCACCTCTAACTAACTGTTCAGTGATTTCTGCAACCGCAGTTGCTACCGCTTTGTCAAATTGAATTTGAAATTGTTGTGGGTCGGCCTGTTGTAACTGCATCATGTTAGGATCTTGCATCAATTGTTCTCCAACTTCTATTTTTGCTTTGAATGAAATGTGATCCGAGATGTGTGATTGCAATAATGCATACACTTGAGGATTAATTTGTACCATTCTTGATTGCATGAAGGCCATATGCGCTGCAATGTGTGCATCATGGTCTTGAAATTCAAACGCAGTTAACAATTTCATCTGTAACGCACGTGCATTTTCTTTTGCAGGGTCCATTGGTTGTGGTCTTGGAGGCGGTGGTTTCAATAATGCATCAATTTGTTTAGTACCAAGAGCTTCATACACTCTTCTGTACGCCTCATGAATGTTGTGAATCATCGGATTTGAACTTGCAACTTGTAATTGTGTCTGTGCAAGCATCACTCTTTGCGCCATCGACATAATATTTGGATCTGCAACCGGTAAAATATCAACTCGGTTATCAAAATCTTGTGCTTTAATTACTCTTGGCCCACCATAAACGTCATAAGGATATTCTGGTGGTAAAGATTCAGCCATGATTCTAGCTAAAATTTTAAATTCCATCTTCATTGCGTAGTAACATCGCTTGTGAACACCACTCATCACACGCGAACCACGTTCCATCATAGCAACTGTTGTACCCACTGCTCTATTCTGAGCATCATTTCCAATATTGTTATCCGTTATCGCAGCAAATTTTTGTCCTGCTTGAACTAAAAATCCTAAAAGATTAAATAAGGTTGTTGATGGTTCTGTAAACGGTAGATTAAAAAACTGTTCTCGAATGTTTCCACCCGGTGCATCAACATCTCTAAACTCTCCAGGTTGAATCGGTTGGTCATCATCTCTAACTCTGATGCCTCTAGACTTAAATCCTGCTGGTAAATTCTTTAATGTACCTGCATCAATCAATTGTCTTAACGATTGAGTAGCGGCTTGTGATAAACCACCAATCATATGAGTTAAACCAAAACCATAAAAACCAAGTCCAGGTAAAAATTTATAATGAGCAAAATATTCTATTCTTTGGTACGTTGGATCATCCGGTCTGTAGTTTCTATAGATCGATAATATTTCACCACTGCCTTCGTCAATGGTGACCACATAAGGAATTTTTATATTCTTTGCACGTGAATCAAACTTCTCATAATCATCTAAATGTAAATCAACATGCATTTCTAAAATTGTATTTAATGCATCGTCACCTGTTCTTTTAATTCCTTCAAGCTCATTAATTTTCTTTTGCACGTTGTCCGTGGTCTCTTCTGATGTGGCCAGTTCTACTTCTCTATAGAATCCTGCTGCCATTTGTTTTAGGACTTCGTTTTCCGTCATCCGTTGTACGTGAGTAATTCTATCTGTATCTTTTAAATCGGACGCGTAATACGGAACCACGATATCTTCTGCAGGGATAAATTTAGATACAGGTCGTTTAATAAGTGAGTCGTAATAGACTTTTTTAAAAGTGCTACCGGACAATGGTAAATAGAATAACATCTGATCCATGTCAGTTGTGTATTCTTCCATTTTCTCCATCAACATATAGTTCATGTACTCTTTTACACGTTCCGCTTGTTGTTCAATTGGTGGAGTTTGTAATCCTACAATTTGAGTTCTTACCGGGCCATCTGATGGTACGAGTTCTTTATAAGCTTGTGCTTGGAATTGCGTTACACTTTCCGCGAGCAACGGATGAGTGACATTGGATGCACCTTTAAATGGTTTAGTAACTTCTCTAAATTTTGTTCCAAGTAAATCTAAACCTTTGATGTAAGCGTCTTCCCAATCTTTTCTTGATTCTTTATCTTTTTTATATTCTTGGATTAGTTCTGATGCCATACGGCCAAGTGTTCGTTCATCCATGAACTCGGCCAAGTTAGCATTGAAATCATCTTGAGGTCTTTCTTCCTCAGGCTCTTCACCTTCAACGGTTACTTCAGAAACTTCTTCATCAATGATTGGTTGACCTTGATCAAGTTCAACTTTCTCTTCTTCAGTTATTTCTGGAATTTCGTTTTTTTCAACAGCCATAAATTTTTAATCCTTTTAGCCTTATCATGGCTGAATATCAACTAATAAAGTTTAGTAGCTTTTTTTCTACCAAGCTTACAACCACGAGCCATGACAGATCCGCCTTTTTTCATTTCATCCATGAATAAAACTTTGCCACCTTTAGATTCAACTTTTGCTCTGTAACCTTCTCTCTTTCTGTCTCTTTGCATAGGAGATCTAGTTCCAGGTTTATATTCTGATTTAATATTTATTGTAGTTGGGCTTTTTAATCTTTCTAAGATTTCTTTAAATCTTCTTTTTCTTTTGTCCTCTCCTCTTTTACCTGTATCAGCGCCACCGCCTTTAGATTTTTTTGTAACTTTAACATCTAACATTCCAACACCTGGAATTGCTTTTCTAACATTCTTAAGAAGTTTTTTAAAACCTTCTTTTCTTCTTGCTGCAGATCCTGCAAACAATCTTTCTCTTTTCATAGGAGTGTACTTACTACCAAGCATTGTTTCGATTTTAGCTCTTCCACTCGGACTTTTTTCAGGGAAAGCTCTTTTCACTTTATCAGATTTAGATTCTCCACCTTTAGAAGCTTTCATCATTCTACCTTTACTTGCAGGTTTTATGATTCCATCATCAATTGCTTTTTGTAAAAGTTTTGGAAGCATTCCACCCATACCTTTGCCTGATCCAGACATTGTAGCAGCTCCTGGAGTTGCAGTCGCTGATTTCTTTTTACCAAATAATCTACCAATAGATTTTCCTGCACCTTTAATCATTTTACCTAAAAATGCTTTTTGAACTTTACCTGGTTTAATAGACTCATCTTGAAGACCCATGCCTCTACCTTTTGCTTTTTCTGCTTTTAGTACAGCAAAATCTTTAGCATCAATTTTATCTTTTGGTGGAGCTTTAGCAGCTATTTTTTTTTGTTTTGGACTCATGGTGTCTCCTAATAATATTTATACTCACGTTCTAATTTTATTGGCGGGTCGTCCCAATCGTCCGAGTACGTTGAAACAAATCCACCTTGCCGATATCTTAGCACAGCTTGGGTCATAGAATCAACATAGTCGTCATACTGACCATGAGGAAATGCTGCACATTCTTCAACCACGTCTTGGGCAAACTTCTCATCCAAAGGAGCCCAGACCATACCCGACTCAAATACCGGGGCACATGAGTTAATTCTGGTATGTTTATCACGGCCTTTGGCAGGAACGAAATCAATTACTGGAATCCCAGCACGCCTCAATTCATGAATTAAAGGCTGGCCTGATGCTTTCGCCTCAATGATAACTGTTTCAGGTTCCCAATAACTATATTGTTCTAAAGCTATATTTTTTAAATCTGGAAAATCATATCTGCCTTTAATCGCATCCAATAGAATTATATGATCTTCATAACCTTCAACCGGTTGAAAGATTCCCCATGTAGTAATAGCAGAGTAATCTGCAGATTCTTTTGCACTAAATGCAGTATCATAACTTTGTATGACGTGTAGCAATTTAGGG